TACTGGAAAATTACTGGCAGTAATGGCGGTGGATCTCAAGTGTCTGTTAAAGGTTTTATTGTAAAAGCCGGAGACAAGAAATTCCAAGAAGGTGATATGTTGAAGCCTGCCGGATGGGCAGCACCAGCAAGGAACTTTGCCAGAGGTAATGTTCTTGACGGACGAGGAGTTAACGAAGTTCGTTGGACAGGAATAGGGTAATATGATACTCAACAGTCTTAATTTAAAAATTACCATTTTATTGTTTATCGCATATTCTTACATATCTTTTTTTGAGAAATGGAACTGGTATATAATGTATGTACTTCAAACAGGTAAATTATTTTCATTACAATAGAGAAAAACATGGCACGAAAGAAAATTAAACCAATCAGAAAGAAGAAGACACTTACTGCAGCACAAAAAGAAGCTCAAACTCTCCGTCTTGAAAAAATGAGAGCGGCGAGGAAACCACCAGAATATAAAAATGTTCATCCTTATGTTTTGAGTCTTGATGATGAAGAACCTTATTCCTTAAAAAATGTTAAGGTCTGGATCAAACATAATAAAGAGTTAATTACAATGCTTAATGCTCGGTCACGGCAGAAGGAAGTGTCTCCAAAAGACAAGCAAACGGCTCTCATACAAGCAGACGACAAAAAAGCATATATTAGATACATAGAACACTATATTAAAACTGGTGACTGGATAGGGATGTTTTCAGGACAAAATGAAACAAAAAAAGTAATTCCTAAAGTAATCGCCATGGCATATCATCCAGATGGCACACCAAAGAGAACTGTAGGATATTGGTATCCAGACATTGAATCTGTATGGACAAAGGAAATGGAAACAGTCAATCAACATCGTACAGTAAAAGCAATACACGCCAAGACTGATAAACAATTTACAGCAAGCTTATAGAGGTTGACAAATTACAAATACATGATATAATAATATAAGTATTAAATAATACCACAGGGTTAGTAGAGGTTTCAATTTCTCCTCCTAGTTCAATCAACTAGGTACAATAGAAACCGTTCTCTCACTACGAGCCCCTGTGGTATTACTATATAATAATGAATACAATTAAATTAATGGAGAATTATGGTTAAAGCAGTGAACATGAATGACGCCCCCAATGCATTAGGAAACCCCCCAAAAAAATCTAGTTCAGAATCAGTATCGATAATAAACCCTGAAGAAGAGGTGGAGTTTGATATTGATTTTAGTAATGATAATGATATATTACAAGCGGTGTCTGAAAAAGCAATAGGCGGTACAGAGCTTATGAAGAAGTGGCTTTTTGCTGAAATAGAAAAACAAGAACCAGGACTGACAGATAAATTTCAATTTATTAGTACTAGAGTTAGAGAATTAGAATCTGATAAACAACGTATTCTTTGGGTACATGATCTTGCAAACGATCCAGAAGTACAACATTTAAAAGACAAAGAAAACTGGGAAAAGTTTGAACGTATAGTATTTGTTAGTCATTGGCAACAACATCAATTTAAAACACATCTTGGATTTCCGTATGACAAAGGTGTTGTGATTCAGAATGCAATTTATCCTATTCAGGAACATAAAAAACCTAAAGATGGTAAGATTCAAGTTTGTTATTTTTCTACTCCTCATCGAGGATTAGAATTGCTTTTGAATGCCTGGGAGTTTATGAGAGATAAACTTAAGGAAGGATTAAATGCAGAGTTAAACATTTATTCCAGTTTTAAGTTATATGATCGTGGACATTTAGATGAGCAATTCAGACACATATATAAACGTGCAGAAGAAATGGATGGTGTAACTTATTATGGTACTGTTTCAAATGATGAAATACGGGAGATGTTAAAGACACAACATATTATGTCATACCCCAGTATCTATGAAGAAACTAGTTGTCTTACTTTGATTGAATCTTGTAGTGCGGGATGTTTATGTGTAGTACCTAATCTTGGAGCAATACCAGAAACAGGAGCAAACTTTCCTTGGATGTATGGCTACGAAGAAGATCCAGAAAAACATGCACAAGTACACGGACATATTTTGGCTCGTGCTATTGAGCATTTCTGGGATGAAGATGTACAAAATCTATTGAAGATACAGCGTAGTTATTTTGATATGTTTTATAATTGGAGTTTACGAAGTGGACAATGGCAACAATTTTTACATGCTATAGAAGATTCACCTGAAGTAAAAGCACAAAAAGCAGCTGTCCGAAAAGAGTTGGAAGATGAGGCTGAATACGAGATAATAGAAGATGGCACAGCTAGTTGATTTTTCACAGATCGTTATTGGTTCATATATGTCGGCATCCAAATTTACTTCTGTAGATATGGATGTAATTAGACCTGCGGTATTGAATACATTACGCCTATATAGAACTAAGTTTGTAAGTGAGTTTGGTGAATTGATTTTATGTTGTGATGATCGAAAGTCTTGGCGTAAAGAGCTTTTTCCAAACTATAAAGCATCTAGAAAAAAAACTAGGTCTGCTGCCCCAATCGATTGGGAAAATCTTTATGAATGTTTGAATCAATTGAAAGAAGAATTGATTGAATGGTTTCCATATAAAGTTCTCCAAGCAGAGAAGGCGGAAGCCGATGATATTATTGCCGTCTTAGTAGGACTAGCAAATGAACGAACATTGATATTGTCGAGTGATAAAGATTTTATCCAACTTCATCACTTTAATGTTAGACAATATTCTCCTATACAAAAGAAGTTTGTTGAAGGAGATGCCAAGTGGTCTCTCCATGAAAAACTTGTAAAGGGTGATGTTGGTGATGGTGTTCCAAATATTATGTCTGATGATAACGTATTTATTGATGAAGGACGGCGCCAGAAACCGATAACCAAGAAAAAAGTAGATGCGTGGTATGATTTAGATCCAGATATGTATTGCGATGCTGAAATGTTAAGGAACTATAATAGAAACAAACAGTTAATTGATTTGGGTGAAGTACCTGAGTCAATTCGTATAAATATAACTAAACAGAGACTACTTACATATTTTATAAATCATAGATTAAAAAATCTAACAGAAAATTTATCGGAGTTTTAATTTATGGGTGTACGAAGTATTCCATTAATATTTGAGGATATAGCCGCTGCAAATTCCTTTGGAGCTAGAAAAAAAGTTCTATTGGAAAATGAATCAAATCCGCTAAAGGACTTATTAAAATATGCCTTTCATCCAGATATAAAATTTGCACTCCCTACAGGGGCACCACCGTATAAAACGATTGGTTCTCCAGATGAGTACAATCCTACGTATCTATATCCCAATATTAAAAAATTTTACTTATACATTGAGGGTGGTCATGATGGACTTACTCAATTACGTAGAGAGCAACTTTTTGTTTTGATGTTAGAAAGCTTACATCCTAAAGAGGCCGCAGTTGTACTTCAAGTTAAAGATAAGAAGTTGAACTATAGAGGTTTGACATATAAATTAGTTAAAACAACTTTTCCAGAAATATTACCATAAATGATAGATGTAAATCGATTTGAAAATAGAATAGTTAATTTTAAGCGTATATCCGCAGGAGTGGAAACGATTAGAGAAGCCGAAGTTCGGCAAATAGATTATGATCAAATGGCAGATATACCCCGTTCGGTAACAGCAAGGTTTGTTAAACCCTTAAATGCTGTTATAACTTTAGGTTATGATACAACTCTTGAAAAATTTCGAGGACCTTTAGGGCCTGATATGTTAGAATCAGATTTTGATATTAAGGAATTTATTAGTAGTTCAAAAATGGGAATAACAGATAGAACTATAAGAAGTCCTAAAAGAACTCGACCTAAATTTTAAAGGACGGTAACCCAATCAAAAGAGGAACATGAAGAAATATCTTTTATTTCTAATTGTATTCATTGCTTCTGGAGTTTTTATAGGAAGCACTGGTGGAAAGTCATCACATATAACGGGTGACTTTTATTACATACATCCACAAAACACAACGACAAATGGATTGATTGAAATAGCAGATTCTGTTATTAAAAGAAGTTTAATAGTAAATGATAAAGAAGTTACGTGTATGGCAAAGAATATATTTTACGAAGCTGCAATAGAGAGTACCGCAGGAAAATTAGCCGTTGCACATGTAACATTGAATAGAGTTGATTCACATAGATTTCCAAATACTGTTTGTGAAGTAGTTTATGAAGGCCCACATTATACAGCGAGTGATGGTCAATTATTACCAAAAAGAGATCGTTGTCAATTTTCATGGTATTGTGATGGCAAGGGTGATGACCCAAGAGAAGGATCAAAATTGTGGGAAGATTCTCAAGAGTTAGCAAAATATGTTCTCTTGAGACAAAAAGAATTGCCAGACATTACAGATGGCGCGCTTCACTATCATGCTAGTTATATTCCGGCACCAAGATGGGCTAAGAGAAAAATAATAACAACTAAAATAGATACACATATTTTTTATAGGTCAAAGAGAATATAATTTTTTATTATGATACATATATTATTTTTAGACATTGATCCAAAAATGTGTTCTTATGCACATTGTGATAAAGATGTGAAACAGAAAATTTTAACATATACTAAACTGTTGGCGAATGCACATCATACTTTAAATCCGGAGGGCGAGATACTTAAATCATTAGACCCTCCGGTTGTGGTTTTCCCGTCAACTCAATGGTGGGTTGAATTAAATAATTCAAACTATCAATGGTTACATGATGTATGGTTTTGGCTCCATAAAGAATATTGGTATCGGTATGATGCCATGCATGATGATTGGTCAAAGTTTTATAATAAATTAAGTCGTCTACCAAAAAATATTAAAGAAGGTGACTTTACCGCACCCCCTGGTCCCACCGAAATTGAAGAACTTCTTGAAGATGAGATTCAAAATTCTATAGAAGCATCTAGACAAATATATATAAAACAATGTAAAGAAACTAATGCAAAGTGGGGCGGATTAGTTGAAAACATGAGAACACCTCCAAGCTGGATTTTAGAAGATGCCAACGTATGATTATAAGTGTGAAAAATGTGGACACACTTTCGAAGAAGATTTAAAGATAGCCGATAGAAAGATTCCTACTGAATCACCTTGTGAGGAACAGGTTCATAGGGCTGCCCCTATTTGTGGTGGTGAATTGTCACAAGTAGTGTCGGCTCCATATTTTGGTTATGATAATATACATACACGACATAGTACTAACAATAAAGAACCTGGATGGTTCAAAGATAAAATAACAGATTTGAAACGAAATAATCCTGGTCATTCAATGTAATTTAGTATGAAAAAGTTTAATCATTTGAGACAGTCTCCAAAACTGTCGTTTAATATACAACATGAATCTAGAAATGGGAAGAGGTTTTATGCAACTCCAGCCGGTGAATTATATCCATCTATCACATCTATACTTGGCGAGTTCTCCAAAGCTTCAATACTTGAATGGCGTAAGCGTGTTGGAGCGGAAGAGGCGAACAAAATCTCTGGTAAAGCCTCGCGTAGAGGCACCCGCTTACATTCTGTCTGTGAGTCCTATATCAAAAACGAAGAAGGATTTCTCACGGGGGAGTTACCCCATATTACAGAACTATTCAAAACGATTGAACCGTTCCTAGAACGAATCGACAACATCCACGGAGTAGAGCTTGGACTATACTCGGATCATTTCGGTGTTGCTGGTAGGACAGATTTGATTGCCGAGTTTGATGGCAAGTTGTCTGTGATAGATTACAAAACTAGTAACAGAATCAAGAAGAAAGATTGGTGTGAAAGTTATTTTGCACAATGTGCTTTTTATGCAGTAGCATATGAGGAACTAACAAAGATACCAGTTCCACAAGTAGTAGTAATCATTGCAGTTGATAATGAACAACCTCAATTATTTGTAGAAAATCGAGATGATTGGATAGATAAAATATGGAAAGCCAAGAAATTGTATGAACTAAATAATACTGATACTGTTGACATATCTAGATAGCAGTTAAGACATCGGTGCGATTCCGATCAGCTCCACCAAGGGAAGTTATGGAAAAGAAATTAATGTGGCTCACAATAATGATATTGCTCGCATTGGGTATTACTTATGCCACACTCTACATTGGGTATGACTTTCGTTGAAGGGGCTGAAATAGATTTCGATTGATTGTGAAGGTAGATATAGAGGTATTCGGCAGAGGCACCACCGTAACGGTCCATCAAACTAATCGCAAACAATGACGATTATACCGCATATTCTTACGCACTCGCTGCGTAGATTATAGCCGAGTTAGACGCTTGGGAACAGAAGAACTCCCCACCACACACAAAAGGATAAATTAAAGATATGTCAGATTTTAAAGGCGGATACAAAACAGAAGTGGCAAGGTATGAATCAGCGCCATACGAAAGAAAACATTTCGAAGAATATATAAAGACTCATGAGTTGGTAGACTTGGCCGAAAGAATAGAGAGAGGTGAACCTCATGAAGTTAATCCTAACTATGGTGGACAAGGATACACATACCTTTATCCTGAAGTAGTAGATTTGGGCCGAGTTAAAGTAGCACTTATAAACAATAAATGGAAATTAGATTGGGAGAATAATCGTGGCTGAATATAAAAATGACAATCCGTGTGAATTTATTTACAACATAACCGCTGTAGAGAAAGTTGTAGATGGAGATACTATTGATGCAATTTTTGATTTGGGTTTCGATGTACGGATATGTAATAGAATCCGCTTACTAGGAATCGACACTCCCGAATCACGAACGCGAGATTTAGAAGAAAAGTTTTATGGAAAACTCGCATCGGCAGCTCTCAAATCATGGGTACATTGGGCAGTCATATCAGACAGAGATGATATTGAAATACAATGTAGATGTCCAGAGTCAGATAGCAGAGGCAAGTTCGGCAGAGTATTAGGTGAACTTTGGATTAACTGTACTGAAGATGGACATGAGTTTGGTGGATGGACTAACTTAAATAAATGGATGTGTGAAAGTGGTTATGCAGTTGGATACTTTGGCCAGAACAAAGATGATGTTCTGGGAGAACATATGAAAAATAGACAAATGCTTTTAGAACAACAAGGCATTAAATATGAAGGGAAAAAATAATGGATATAGATGATGAAGTAAAACAAATAAAAATTACAGGAAATAAGTCTATAGAAGCCCGTAAAAAAATGAATTTTATGGCAAGATTTGCATTGTCTGTAACTATCTTAGGATTTTACAGAATTAAAAGCTGACTCTCGGGACCTGGTAAATATTTTGATTGGGGCCTACGTAGCGGTGCTAGCGAAAAGCACGGATTACTGGTTCAAAGATAAAGATGATCCAGAACATAAGGAATCAGAAACATTAAATAATGGCAGTTAAAATGAATAATTCCATGATATTCATGGGGAATATTGAGCAGTTGGTTCAAAAAACCAAGATGACTTATATAGATGCAATTATGCATTACTGTGAAGAAAATAAATTAGAACCAGAAACGGCTGGTAAAATGGTCGGCGGAAAACTGAAACAACATGTTCAAGATGAGGCTGAAGACCTGCATCTTATTCCGAAGACTTCAAAACTTCCAATATGAAAGGAGGTACTTGACAAATGAAATAAGTATGATATAATATAGTTATATGATGATTAAGTGAATAAATCGCAATACAAATAATACAACGCAATACGAAATATACGAAAGGAAACATATGTCGTTCGCAGATATGAAGAAAAAACGTGGAGATAAACTCATAAATGCTCCCATAAAAGGTCAAGGTGATGATGATCGTTTCTGGCGTCCAGAATTGGACAAGTCAGGTAACGGTATGGCAGTAGTTCGTTTTCTGCCGCCTCCAGATGGAGAAGACCTGCCTTGGTCACGTTCATGGAATCATGGATTTCAGGGACCTGGTGGCTGGTACATTGAAAACTCTTTGACTACTCTTGGTCAAAAAGATCCAGTAAGTGAACACAATTCACAACTTTGGAATTCTGGTATTGAGGCAAACAAAGAAGTTGCCCGTAAACAGAAACGTAGGCTCACCTATGTCTCTAATGTTTACATTCTAAAAGACCCATCAAATCCTCAGAACGAAAATCAAGTTCGCCTGTACAAGTATGGGAAGAAAATCTGGGACAAACTTAATGATAAGATGAATCCTCAATCTATGGGAAGGTGCGAATTTCAAAATAAAGATTCGTAAGATTGATGGTTTTTCAAACTATGATAAGTCAGAGTTTGAGACTGCTTCTCCTCTTGATGAAGATGAGAATAAGATGGAAGAAATCTGGAAAACAGAACATTCATTGGAAGAGTTTACTGATCCAAAAAACTTTAAGACTTATGCAGAGTTGAAAGAGAAGTTGGATAGAGTACTTGGATTAACTACATCTACTCCAGAAAACCAATTTCCTTCAACTACAAAAGATGTTCCGTTTGATGGTGGTCAACCTATGACTACCGCTCAAGCAGCTGTCACACCCCCTGTTACAGCAACAGCCGAGTCTGAAACAGATTCATCGGAATATTCCTACTTTGCAAAATTGGCTGAGTAAGACTAATGAATAATGAGAATAGTACTATGTATGGATTTTTCTTTATGGTGATTTTAGTAATCTGGTGTGCTTCAGCTTGGGGTTCACCAGATTTGATAGATGCTTTTATCTATTATCTTTCAGATGGATATTATAAATCTTAATCAAGAGTACTGGCGATCTCATGGTTGCCAGGTATAATTGGAGAAGGCGGAAGCATTACACTTGTACCTCCAGCCTGATTTATTTGGTTTGTGGTTGGTGAATTAACAATAATTGGTGCACCGCCTCCTTCGATTAGTTGATTACTTTCTCTTTGTAATCCATCAAGCTCTACTCCTGTCTGCATCGCAGTAATTGCTTGAGCTCCTTGTACGAGCATTGTTACTGCAGCGTTATCTATAACCATTTCATCTTTTTCTAGATGATATGTACCACTTGCTGGAACTGATCCACCAGTTTCAAACTTTCCTAATACAGGCTCAAGTTTATATACTCCCCCTTTAAAAAGTGCTTCTGAAGATAGACCCGCAAAAGAATCTTTAAGTTTTGATATTGCTGCTGGGTCAATAGAGTTAGCAAATGCATTTACAGCCGCTCCTGCTTTTTCAGGATCAGCAGCATTAAATAAATCAAATGCTTTTGCGAGACCAGAAATTCCATCGGCCGCATCTTTGACTCCAGGTCCAATCTCAGCGAATTTTTTAAACTTATCAACAGGATCTTCCTTATCTCCTGAAACCCAACCAGAGAATGCATCACCAAGTGCTGATACTGCTCCACCGCCACCAAAAGCCGCTAATCCAATACCTAATTTTTTGATGCCATCTCCGACCATTGCGAAGTTTGTTGCATCGATTGATCCAAACATCTGTACTGATTTAGCAACAGATTCCATTCCAGAACTATTCTTTGGCAAAAGAAGATCAACTAAGAAACCACCAACACCAAAGGCTGTCAATCCAACACCCACTTTGGTCATTCCATCACCAACCATTGCTAGATTACTTGCAGGTATTTCACCAAACATTTTGACACTTTTTGCGACACTTTCTAATCCACCTTCTTCGGTCTTCAACAGTTCTGCTAATTTACCACCAGCTCCAAAGACTGCCAATCCAATACCTATATCAGTCATTCCTTTACCGACTGCAGAGAGATTAGCTGCAGGTATATTTCCAAACATCTCAACGGATTTAGCTATACCTTCAAGGGTTGCTCTAGAAGGCATGATGGCTCCGGCGAGTGCGGCTCCAACTGAAAAGAGCATGAGAGCTGCGGCTAATGCTGTAAGACCAGCAGCAACTCCTATCAAATTACCAGCACCAAGTCCGGCCAGTCGTTCTATTCCACTAACTACACCATCTATTATTTTTACTATTGTATCACCAATTTGTTTAACTAATGCTTCAATGGCTCCTATTACTTTTGTTACTGCAGCACCAATTGAAGTAAAAACTCCTTCTATAGCTTTTCCAATTTTTGCTATGTTATCACCGATAGCATTTATAATAGTTTCTATAGTTTTACCAATTTGTTCAATAATTGGTTTTATCTGGTTAACTATATTATCGAAACTATCTAAAATACGAGAAATTACACTACCAATTGTTTTAACAATATTCTCTATAGTACCGGCCACGGCTATAATAACATCACGGACATCATTAAAAATACTTTTTATTACTGGAGCAAAGGCAACGAGGATTCTTTCAACTGATTTAATAGCCTTGCCAACTACTTTTAATACTGCTTGTATAGTCTTGTTGAGTACTGGGTCGGTAATAATCTCTTTTATTATTCCAAATACTTTTACAATTACCTTACCAACCACTTTCATAATTTTTTCTATGTACGGAGCAAAGGCAATCAAAACCCTTTCAACTGATTTAATAGCACTTTCAATTAATTTTAATACTGCTTGTATGGTTTTGTTGAGGACAGGATCAGTAATAATATCTTTTATCATTTTGAAAAATGATGTAACAATTGGAGCCAAAGCTTTAACTACAGTAGCGAGCCCATCAAAAAATGCTGTGATAAATGGACCCATGTTTTTTACCATGTTTCCAAAACCTTCTAACACATCTTTAAGAATACCTCCGATTGCTTTACCGAGTGATTCGATTATACCAGTAACTAATTCTAATGCCTTACCTTCACCTGCAATCATTTCAAATACTTTAAATGCTGCGGCGAGTCCTGCGGCGAATATTGGAAGTGAAATTGATAAGACTGTTATACCTACTAATACTAACGGATTAGCAAAAGCCATTATTCCTCTTGCTATGCCTGATAAAAGTCCTTCAATTCCTTTACCGATTTTTGTCAAACCAGAACCCAATGCCTTCATAGGATTCATTACAGCCATTCCCAACTTTGAGAAAAATCCTCCTGCTTTTGCTTCTGCCACTTTTGCATCGGGAACTCCACTTTTTTCATCACCACCCTTTGCTCCCCTCGCGGCTTCTCTTGCAGCTTCTCTTGCCGCGGCAGAATCATCTAATTGTAAATTAAGTATATTTCCTAATACTTTGAGAATACCTTCTCCACTTGTACTAATACTTTTAAGGAATGCAGTATGTG